TAAAAATAGAGAGCAAGGTGTGGCGGAGGCTGGCTTTCCGGGTGCTCCGGACGTTGAAATGCCACCAATGAATCCAAGTGGTGATCCACAAAGAGACAAACTTAAACAAGAGTACGTGGACTTGCATCGTGAAATTAAAAGTTTGGTTGATTTACAGTATAATAGCAAATCAACAGAAGAAAAAATGCAGGCTAAAGCACGAATTAAACAACTCAATGACAGAGCAGACCAAATAAGGGCAATTCTAGAACCTAGACAGCCACCCAACGAATGGCAGAAAAAAACATACGGGTATGACGATAACTGGAACCGTGTGGGCAAAGGTGTGGCGGAAAGCGACTTTGAAGGTCCATATGATGGTCCTATTAAGTTCCAGCCCGGTGACAGTCAGGCCTACCGGGATGCTTATGCACAAGGACGCAGTATATCAATACAAAATCGTGCTGCTGATGCTGAAAAGACTTTGGCACAACGTGCGTCTGAACCAAAAAATATTGGTCAAAAAATTGCAAGAGACATTGGTGATCCATTGAAACAACTAGCAAAAGGTAATGTCATGGGTGCATTGTTTGATCGACCAGCCTCATCGACAAATAAAGGTGGTGGCAGCGGCTTTGGCGGTGGCGGCACAGGACTTGGTGGTAGAAGACCAGGCGATGATAATAGATTGAATCCATTAAAGTTGGAGAACGCTGAACTGGCCCGAATGCTCAAACACGCTAAAGGTAATATTCAAGGTGCCTTAGGTGAAGGTATTGTACCAAAACCCTATATGCCTCCTGGACTAGCAAGCGCCACAACCCCTCCATCAGACGATACTTCTAGAGGATGGCTAGGCCATGAGTGGGATCCAGAACAAGATGCTGATGTTGAACATTTGACTTTTCAAACTAAAATGCAAACAACAGAAAAACCAGGTATGAAACCCACTACTACTTATGATACGCAAAATACTTCAAGTAAAACCGGAATTACTTCAACCCATGAGGTTGATGTAGATGAAGGTCTATCAAGACTAAGAGAACTTGCAGGCGTGCAAGGTATGGCCGAAGCCGATCGTCCTGGATTGCCACCCAAACTCAATCCTCACGGAATGTCTCAAGCCCAGATTGATGATAGAATGACATCAGTTGGTTTTATTCCAGGAACACGTGACCATGCTACAGCGGTGCAACTGTACAGGGCTGCAAACCCGAACACCGCTAGACCAGTGTCGAAACCACTTCCCCGCAGTCATATTCAAGGTACTGATGTTGGCCCGTTACCACTTCCCCGCAGTGATATTCAAGGTACTGATGTTGGCCCGTTACCACTATCACCTTTAGGAAGAGGTCAAGATAATCCTCATTCTCCAGTAACAAATGTAGATTTAACTCCACAAAGAGATGAATTTAGTCCTAACCCTGATATAGGTCCACACTCACAACCATTCAGTGTTGATATCCGTGGATATGGACCTGAGCCTGATGAATTCGGTCGCCAGCACAACGGTAGCCATGAATCTGAGATTGAGATGGAAGAAGGTTCGGTAGAAAAAACACCTACTGGATTAAAACATCATGGTGATTTCCCTGGTTATCCAAGAGAAAAGGGTAAAGAATTTAATCACAATATTGACAGATTAAATAAGTCTGAGACTGGTAAATTAGATAAAGCATTTGGTGTTAACTGGAACAGGGGACCAAACAGACAGGTTACCGGAGATTCAACTGGTGTGACAGAAGGTCAAGCAGACTTAAACACAATCAAACGATTATTGGGTAAATAAGTCAATAAAAACCTCACTAAAAATGTGAGGTTTACCACATCCGGCATAAATACTATTGACATTTCAAGAAAGTATGCTAAACTATCTTGTATGTTAGTTGTCTCATAGGGAGACAGCGAATGTTAAAAACGAGACCATCTCAATTTATAAGGAAATATTATTATGGCATCATTAGCAGAAATTCGTGCTCGCATCGCGGCACAAGAAAACAAGTCAGGGAACAACGGTTCTACAAAACAATCTGACAACTTAATCTACCCCCACTGGAATATGGACGAAGGCACTACAGCCTCTTTGCGCTTCCTACCAGATGCAGACAGCAAAAATCCCTGGGGTTTCTGGGTAGAACGTCAAATCATCAAACTACCATTTAATGGTGTTAAAGGTGATTCAAACGTAAAACAAATTCAAGTACAAATACCTTGCGTTGAAATGTACAACGATGGTTCTTCTTGTCCAATTTTGGCAGAAGTTCGTCCTTGGTATAAAGATGAATCACTAAAAGAATTGGCAAACAAGTACTGGAAGAAACGTAGTTATATATACCAAGGTTTTGTTCGTCAAAATCCTATCGGTGATGACACAACACCTGCGAACCCAATTCGTAAGTTTATTATCAGTTCGCAAATTTTCAGTATTATCAAGTCATCATTGACTGATCCTGAAATGGAAGAATTGCCAACTGACTATTTGCGCGGTCTTGACTTCAACGTTAAGAAATCAAGCAAAGGTGGTTATGCTGATTATTCTACATCAACATGGTCACGTAAAGAAAGTGCATTGACTGACCTTGAATTGGCAGCAATTGAAGCACATGGTTTGTACACATTGTCTGACTTCTTACCTAAGAAGCCAGGTGAAGCAGAACTACGCATTATGAAAGAAATGTTTGAAGCAAGCGTAGACGGTCAACCATACGACAATGAACGTTGGGGTAACTATTTCAGACCTTATGGTTTAGAAGCACCTGCAGGAACGACAGCGGCAGCAACAAAAGCGTCTACTGAAACTAGCGCACCCGCGACTGCACCTATAGCAGAGTCTGCACCATTTGATACTGATGAACCATCAACAGCATCAGCTCCAATCTCAGTCCCTACATCAGCTCCTAGCAGTGATAAAGCACAAGACATTCTTGCAATGATTCGTGCTAGACAAGCAAAAACTGCTTAATTAAAACGGGGACTTCGGTCCCCTATTAAATAGGAGAATATATGACATTACCAGACGAAAGATACCGGGCCCTAAAGCAAGGTAAAAAACTATTAGAGGAATTATGTGATCCTGGTAAAACACCAAGGGTACCCAGCATAGTTCGTGACAAAGCAAGAGCGGCACTAAGACATTACCCACACGATTATGAAATAGATTCTATCGCAGAAAAATGTCCCGACCTGCTTGATAAACAACCGTTTAACATGTATACTACCGGTAAACACATTGGAGATAAAATTGGGTAAGCCATTTGACGTAAGTAAATTTAGAAAAGAAATCACTAAGTCCATTGAAGGACTTAGTATAGGGTTCAACGATCCGACCGACTGGATCAATACAGGAAATTATGCACTTAACTATCTTATTAGTGGTGATTTTAACAAAGGGGTGCCTCTTGGTAAGGTCACTGTATTTGCTGGCGAATCTGGTTCCGGAAAGAGTTTCATCTGCTCTGGTAACTTGGTTCGTCACGCACAGCAACAAGGTATCTTTGTGGTTCTCATCGATTCGGAAAATGCTTTAGATGAGAAGTGGTTACACGCATTAGGTGTGCAAACTACCGAAGATAAATTGTTGAAACTAAACATGGCTATGATTGACGATGTAGCCAAGACAATCAGTAAATTTGTTATTGATTATAAAACACTTCCAGCAGATGACAGACCTAAGGTATTGTTTGTCATTGATAGCTTGGGAATGTTGCTAACACCCACTGACGTAAATCAGTTTGAAGCAGGTGATATGAAGGGCGACATGGGTCGTAAGCCTAAAGCATTGGCTGCGCTTGTTCGCAACTCTGTTAACATGTTCGGTAGTCTGAACATTGGTATGGTTGCAACTAATCACACATACGCAAGTCAAGATATGTTTGATCCAGATGACAAAGTATCAGGTGGTCAAGGCTTTGTGTATGCAAGTAGTATTCTCGTTGCTATGAAGAAACTCAAACTCAAAGAGGATGAGGATGGTAACAAGGTTTCAGAAGTAAATGGTATTCGTGCCGCATGTAAGATTATGAAAACACGTTATGCAAAACCTTTTGAAACACTACAGATTAAAATTCCATACGAAACAGGTATGAACCCATACAGTGGTCTGCTTGATTTGTTTGAAAAGAATGACTTGTTGACTAAAGAAGGTAATCGTTTGAGTTATACAACAGATGACGGAGAAATCTTAAAGATGTTCCGTAAAGGTTGGGAATCAAATGAAGGTGGTTGCTTAGATAAAGTCATGGACGAATTTAGTAAAAATCACGGAAAAAAGCTAAGTACTGAATCAGTGGAGGAGGCAGTACAATGAGTTTAGATAGTATCGTAGAGGTTTGGGAAATCTTGCGTGACCATGTTGATTTGAATGATCGAGGTGATGCGGCAGATTCTTTGGTTAATTATTTGATGGACAACAATTTTGAAGTTGAAGATATCAAAGATGCATTCAAAGATAAAGATATCACTAAGGCGTTAAAAGGTTATGCCGAACAGCATTTCCAAGAAGAAGAATACGAAGAAAATGATGACGAGGATCACAATCCAGAAGATTGGAATTAAATGTCACACAATTGGTATACACGAATCGTTTATGATTTGTCAGTAATACCGGATTTTATATCGTATTATCTAGTTGAGTTAGACTCAGCAAAAAAAGATGTAAAGATATACGGCAAAGTTGAAAAGAACCTTGCTGATCTTCCCGGTACCACTGAACAGAGGTTCAATCAGCTACAAGAGATTGAGGCTGTGTTGAACTACCTAAATATCCAACTCAGGAAAATTCGCCGAAAACATTTTCAAAAGTATTTAGAAGCGTATAATAGAGCATTGACCAGTCGTGATGCTGAGAAGTATGTAGACGGTGAAGATGAAGTGATTGATTACGAAACATTAATCAATGAAGTGGCCCTACTACGCAATAGGTGGTTAGGAATTATGAAGGGTCTTGAAGCCAAGCAATGGCAGATGGGACATATCGTGCGATTACGCACAGCAGGAATGGAAGACATATCATTATGACACAGTACAGAGGTAAAGGATTTTTGCAAATACTCGGTGGCGGAGCAGGTGGACCATCAAAATATAAGGGGACTTCAGCGTTATCATCAGCACAAATATCACCTATCACTATTTCAGCTTTACAAGGTTATGTCCCAACCACATCATTAATTAGCGGATCACAATGGGACGAAGTTCATGTTCAATCTCAGTACCATGAGGCTGTTAAAAAATATGAAGTACTAGAAAGTCCGGAAGATGTACTTGCACTAAGCGTGACTTGGAAACGATTGAACAAAACTAATCCATCAGTATTGTCCAATGTTTCTAACTTACTCGCTAAAGAATTGTTCACACATATCACTGATGAAGATAGAGAACTAGGTCAAGAAATTCGTGACTACTATAGTAAGAAGATTATGATATGGAAACTCAAAAATGCTAGATTTTCAAAATTTAGAGATGAGTTAAATTCCTACATACACAGTCCAACTCCCTTGTTAGTTAAAAATGATTTCATGGGTATGATTTACTATCTTCCATATTTCTATGAATACGATACTGGTGTTGATGAGGTTCGTGTTCAAGTGAATCCAAAAATCAATGTGTCATTTCAAATGGTAAGAGATACACCTAGAGAATTAGAACCATTACAAAAGATTGTCTCTAAACGAAAATCCGCCGTGACTAATCACTATTGGTTAAAAGATATAGAGACCAATAGTGCAGTTCAATTTGTGTTTGATGTATCAAATCCACTAGAACATATTTGGTCTATACTGTTTGCTAAGAATGAAATCATGGAAGTAACAGGTTCGTACTACACAAAGTCACGTGACGAATTTGAATACTTAAGTGTTAAAAATTGGAAGCTAGAAAACATTTGACAATAAAGCCATTCGGCTGTACAATAAGCACATGAACTTAACTAAAGGAACAAAAATGACTCTTAAACAAAAAGCAATGATACAAACTCTTGCAATTTTCATTGGTATGATTTTAATCTCAGTACTACTAAATGTAATACTTGTGTATGCATCTATTCAAGCTATTCAGTATACGTGCGGTGCTATCCTAATCGGATTCTTGGTATACGTTGTATATGGTGTTGTTTTATCACGACTTGAGTATGATGCAAAATTAAAGGAACTAATTAGTTCCAAAACTTGACAGTAATTGGATTCTCATATATAATACTTGTATTGATTGATTGAAAAGGGGTTTTATGTCATCAACGATTTGTGTTAAGTACGGTGAGTATCGCAACATGCCTGTTGTGAATAAAACTTTTAAACTTGTCAAGGGTTATCAGACAGGTGCAAAAGGTGGTTATGTGACAGTAAAGAACGAGGGCCATTTCCCTAGCGTTAATATTGAAAATATTAAAGTTAAGGTCAATGGTATTGAGAATATTGAATTTGTTAATGGAGAAGTAGAAGTGTCAGATGCTATTCAGTTTACGATTAAACAGCCTAAGGCGCCTGTAGTCAAAGAATCTGATGAGGAAGCAATGAATCGTATTGCAACCCGTTTTGCAGTACTTGATGAAATGTCGCAAGCGGCTATCAACGGTGATATCCGTGCTATGATTGTATCAGGACCCCCGGGAGTTGGTAAGTCATACGGTGTCGAATTACAACTTGAAAAATCAAGTCTTTTTGATAAGATTGCAGGTAAGAAATTACGTTATGAAGTTATCAAAGGTGCTATGACCGCTCTTGGTTTGTACGCACAATTGTACAAACTTTCGGATCGTAAAAACGTGTTAGTGTTTGACGATTGTGATAGCGTGTTTGCCGATGACTTGTCATTGAACATTTTGAAGGCTGCACTAGATTCAGGCAAGCGTAGACGCATTTGCTGGAATAGTGATTCTAGTCTGTTACGCCGTGAGGGTATCCCTGATAGTTTCGATTTCAACGGTACTGCTATTTTCATTACAAACTTAAAGTTTGAAAATGTGAAAAGCAAAAAATTGCAGGATCACTTAGAGGCATTGCAAAGTCGCTGTCACTTTCTTGACCTGACTATTGATAGTGAACGTGACAAAATGTTGCGTATCAAGCAGGTGCATCGTGATGCTGACGGTGGTTTGTTCAAAGACTATGATTTTGAAAACGGTGAAGGTGAGATGATTATTGAATTCATGTTTGAAAATCAATCTCGCTTGCGTGAGTTGAGTATGCGTATGTGTCTGAAAATTGCAGACCTAGTAAAGATCAGTCCTAGCAATTGGAGAGCGTTGACTGCTAGTACTTGTATGAAATCTGCTTAATTTACCCTTTCGTTAAGCAGTAAAGAGGGACTTACATGTCCCTCTTTTTTCCACTATGTTTGCTTTGCAATACACTAAGTAGTATAATATGAACATGATAGTGAAACCTAACACAAAAGAACAATTAGTAGATTTTATGCTAAAGCATATTAGCCTAGGAACCTACGACAAAAAGTTTTTAGACAATTTGCTACACTTAAATTTTGCAGTTAAGAATCCAATTACAACCAATCAAGCCGAGTTGCTCAACAAGATTACATCAAGGTATCATAGACAATTCTTAAAAAAGGATTTGAACAGTGAAGAACTAATTCAGTTACCTTGGACACTACAGCCTATTGAGAGCAGTGTTCAATTTACGCAAGCATACATATCTATAGCGGATGACAAAGACATTGTTATTCATAGTCCTTACAAAAAAGAATTTGTAAAGACACTAAAGGCCCTAGAATACATGCAGTGGGATAAAGAAAATAAACTTTGGCATACACCCTATGCTGAATTTAGGTTAAAGAAGTTAATAGAAATATCACATCATAGTTATTCAATTGTCAATTACTGTCCTGTTATTGAAGAAATAATGATCCAACTTAAACTATATGAAGAAGTTAAGTATTGGAATCCAACATTGATTGAACGCAATGGTAATTACTATGTTGTTGCATGTAACAAAGTACTGTATGAGAAAATCAAAGACATTGACTTGAATGAAGATCCTGTAACTATTGCAAAATTAGTGCGCTTAGGTATTAAAATTGATGTAGTTGCAGACAAAGTTGCAACGGAATTCAACACACAACTAGAATACCACGATATCAAATATATCATTGAGTCATTACAACGAATAGGTGCTGACTATGTGATACTAAATCAAATGTACGGTGTCAACAAATCTTATATGATGGAAGTTGCTAATCATTTGAAGGCAAATAAAATCAAACATATGATTAGAACTAAAGGCCCAGAATCTTTCAAAGAAGATTTACGACAATATGAAATGCCAGTGAAGTTAAATTTCGGCATGATTAAAGCAGAAGATGGAATAAAATACTTAGGAAAAATAATTGGTTTAACAAATAGTGTACCAATCGAGGTCAAATGAAACAATGTAAACTGATAATTAAAGACGAGGTCAATGTTAAAATCGAAGGCTTAGAGTTAGCCGAACGTAAAGCATTGATGAAGAAATTTGAATATGAAAAGCCCGGGGCACGATATCTGCCGAGTGTCCGGCTAGGTCGTTGGAACGGTAAAATTAGTTTCTTTAGTCTAGGCGGTAGCAGTTTTGTAAATCTACTACCGGAAATTCTTCCTGTACTTGACATGGCAGGATATGATATTGAGTTGGAAGATTTACGTGAATACAGTACAACATTCACCTTTAATCAAATCACAGAAAATACATTCAGTCAATATACTTGGCCAAAAGGTCATACTAAAGAAGGTGAGTCAATAATCTTCCGTGACTATCAAGTAAAGATTGTTAACGATTTTCTAGCAAACCCCCAAGCACTGCAAGAAATTGCAACAGGTGCTGGCAAGACATTGATTACAGCCGCATTAAGTTATAGCGTACAGAATTATGGTCGTAGTATTGTTATTGTCCCTAACAAAAGTCTTGTTGTACAGACCGAGGCAGATTACATCAATCTTGGATTAGATGTTGGTGTGTATTTTGGTGATAGAAAAGAGTTCGGTAAGACACATACAATCTGTACGTGGCAAAGTCTTAACAATATGCTTAAGAAAACAAAAGCAGATGAAGCAGAAGTACCTATTGGTGAGTTCTTAGAAGGTGTAGTATGTGTCATGGTTGACGAGGTTCATATGGCCAAGGCTGATGCACTGAAAGAGTTATTGACTGGGGTAATGAGTAATATTCCGATTCGTTGGGGATTGACTGGTACGATTCCTAAAGCAATATTTGAAGCACAAGCAATTTATGTTAGTCTTGGTAATGTTATCAATAAGCTAAGTGCAAGTGAATTACAGGACCGCGGTGTGTTAGCACAATGTCATGTGAACATCGTGCAGTTACAAGACAAAGTAGAGTTTAGCAATTATCAAAGTGAATTAAAGCATTTGCTAGAAGATACTGTACGCCTAGACAAACTGGCTCAACTGGTATTAAATATCAAAGAATCGGGGAATACACTAGTATTAGTGGACAGGGTAAACGCCGGTAAAGAATTAATTAGCAGATTACCTGATGCTGTGTTTGTTTCGGGTAACACTAATATGATAGAAAGAAAAGAGGAATACGATGAAATTGCAACCAGCACAAACAAAATCATTGTCGCAACCTACGGTGTGGCAGCGGTTGGTATCAACATACCACGAATATTCAACCTTGTTCTTATTGAACCAGGCAAGAGCTTTGTTAGAGTCATCCAAAGTATTGGTAGAGGTATTAGAAAAGCGGATGACAAGGATCACGTTCAAATCTGGGACCTAACCAGTAGCTGTAAGTTTGCCAAAAGACATTTGACTAAACGTAAAGAGTTTTATCGTGAAGCAAATTACCCTTTTGATATGGAGAAGTTGACATACAAGTAAAATTGTGTTACACTACATCATATGAGAATACTAAATTTAGAACACAACGAGTACTACAATCTTGAAACACTTCCTGATGAGGTAGATGATTTACGATTTGCAATATTAGATAATAGCAATCCACAGAATGTTGACTATCATTATATCCCTTTGATCTTTTTAGAGAGTTTCAACAGCCCAGCACTTGTACTACGTATCGGTGATAGAACAGTAAAGATGCCTGTTGATTGGCAGATACTGATCGGTGAACCTGACATGGGAGATTTAGAAACTCTACCACTTACTAGTATTAATGACAGGGGATTTAAAGCATTTGAGTTTAATCCATTGAGTGCATTTAGACCTAGCTTTCAAGATATTGAGATTTTAGATATTTACCATGACGTAACTTGGTATGCACCACGACTAAAGAACGGACAGTTTTTGTGTGTACCAATTGATGATGGGCACAAACCACGCTGTGTTTATTTTGTTAAAGAAGTTAGTAGAAATTGTGAAATAATAGATTACGATCAGGCATTTTAATGGCAACTAAAACTCCAGTTGATGAGAAATTTGAAAAAGTAGACTTTGATTTATTTGATGCACTTGCCGCAATGGATAAGAAAGACTATGGTTATTATGACAAACTGACTGAAGAACAACAGAAGAAGTTTGTTCCATATATGATGACCCATTGGATGAGTGCTATTAAAGCAAATGCAGGACTAAGTTCGTATTACTTAATGAACACTGACTACACTGCAAACAAGCATCTATTCAATGAGTACGTGCAGAAACATCCCAAGCTACAATGGTTGATGCTATGTGCGGCAAGCCCTGGCTTGGGTAAGCAGTTTCATCAATGGATACCTCATCTGTCAGGTAAGATAGCACAATTAAAAGAATCACCTAAAGAAAAAGATATTCGTGATTACTTTACTAAAATATATCCCAAAGCAAGTGGTGCAAATTTATATGCTATCAGTGAAGAATTTGTGGTGTCACAAAAGAAAAAAGTTTATCTAGCAAAAGAATTCCCTCATCTTAAGATAGAAGATATTGAAACACTAGCCGCAATCACCACTGACAAAGATATAGCACAGTATGAAAAAGATCACGGAAACGATTGAGATTAAACATAGTTGTGAATTTTGCAAACGTGAGTTTGTAAAAGAACGCACATTGTTTAGCCATCTATGTGAACAAAAGCAACGCTGGCAAAATCGTGACCAATTGGGTAATAGATTGGGCTTTCAATCTTGGTTACAATTCTATTCTAAGAATAGCATGAGTAAGACTAAGAACAAAACACATGAAGAATTTATTAAGAACGCTTACTACATTCCCTTTGTGAAGTTTGGTAACTATTGTGCAGATGTAAATGTTATTAATGTGAGTAGATATGTTGATTGGTTACTAAAGAACAATATTAAGATTGACAGTTGGATTAGTGATACAACATATACTAGGTTTTTGATAGAATATATACGACATGAAGATCCGTTTGATGCAATACATCGAGGAGTTGAGACATGTATGCGACTATCAGAAGCAGATAGAATTCAACCACATGATATATTGCGATATGGTAATGCAAACAGAATCTGTTTAGAAATTACTAAAGGTAAGATTAGTCCCTGGATGCTTTACTGTAGTGATAGCGGTACTAAATTTTTAGATACATTAAGTCCAGAACAAGTAAAAATCATTATGGATTACATTAATCCAGAACAATGGGCATTGAAATTTCATCGTGAACCAGACCTTAAACAACAAATTAAAGACACCCTTCGTATCGCAGGCTACTAAAGTTCGTCTTCCCTGGAAGAAAGGTGATTCTATAGCCCGATGGGACGAAACCTGTATATGGGCTATGGAACAGTTTGGGTTACCCGGAGACAAATATAGTACTCATCCCACTGAGAATTATATGGATTTTTATTTCCAAGATGAGAAAGACGCTATACATTTCAGTCTCAGGTGGTTATAATAGTGTAATATTTGCTTGACTAAATATTATACTAATGAAGCCCACAATTGCCCTTTTTGTAGCAGATCCAAAATGCTCAGTACAAAGTTCCAATGGAATAATGAGTTCTTTGGGCAATAAGTATAACTTCAAATTATTTTCTAAAAATGCCCTAGAAAAAGACTTCTTTAAAGGAGTTGATATGGTTGCTGTTCCTGGAGGATTTGGAGATAGTGACAGTTATGAGAAACTATTTGAACACAGCGGGAAAAGAGTAATTGACTTTGTTAACAATGGTGGCAGATATCTGGGTATATGCATGGGCGCATATTGGGCAGGTTCGCACTATTTCTCTTTACTTAAAAGCGTAGATGCTGTACAATATCTCAAGCGCCCGGGAACTGATACACGTAGACCACATGCAAAGAACATGCCTATCACTTGGAGAGACGAGCCAATGAAAATGTTCTGGTATGATGGATGTGCATTAGTGGGCGATGACACAAAGTTTGAGACAGTTGCTACTTATAGTAATGGAGATGCAATGGCTATATTTCAAAACAGATTAGGATTGATTGGGTGTCACCCAGAGAGTCAACCATTCTGGTATGAAAGCTATAGCTGGATGAAAGCACATTACCATGATGGCGTACATCACAAACTTCTATTAAATTTTACGAATGAATTAATGCAACGATGAGAGGCTATAATCCGGCAGATGAATCCTTTGAAGAATGGGATCGTGACCGAAAAGCTAGAAGATGGAAGTATTGGGCGGCTGTACGAAAATTGAAGGCTCAATTTGATAGAAAAGATTCTAGCTTACTATTCAATCAATGGATGTTACAAACATTTGGAATTAGAATCATTTACAATAATGAGGGGCATTTAACTGAAAACTATGAAGTTATTGACGAAAAAAAATATCTATTCTTTGTACTAAAATACCTATGACACTAGAAGATGAAATTGTTGAGAGTTTAGCCAGAGAATACTCTGAACAGCTTGACTTTGATATTACAAAAGACTTGTTGACTGATTCAGGTTGGTACACTATTGAGTTGTCAACGTTGATAAGTAGAGAACAGTCAATTGATATCAAAGATTGGGTATCAGAAAAAGTTAAAGAAGGTTTTGTATCCAGAGGAAAAACATTTATATTCAAGTCTAAAAAAGAAGCTGAATGGTTCAGTCTGCGATGGCAATGATTAAAAAAAGACAAATGACTAATAAGTTATATGGATCTAACGGCGGTTGGGCGGCAATACGTAGTGTGAACTATGCAGGCATAGGATATGCGTATGACATGCCCTATCATCAGATTGATCCTATAATATCACCGAATGAATGGAACAAAATGACTGCTTGGTGTGTATCTGTATTCGGACCCAGTGGCACACCCGGCGCACCCGGTGTATGGACGCCCGGTGATAGATGGTATGCTAACAATGCTAAGTTTTGGTTTAGAGACAAGCCGGATTGCGAATGGTTTTTATTGAGATGGCAATGATTAATTTAGAAGAATGGAAAATGACTGATACGGGTTATGTTCGTACTGTTGAGAGTACGGACATTCTATTGCCATCAGCATTAAGAGCAGACATATACGATTGGTGCTGGGAAAAGAGTATACTTGTAGCATTAGAAGGCACAATGGCGGGCATGGATGTTTGGAGTGTCAAAGATGAGAAACAACGTATGTGGTTTCAATTGAGATGGCAATAACTATTAAACTTAAAAATAGATTAACGGCAAGAGAAGAACAATGGCTAGCAAAGAATATTGGGCCTAGATTGCATTACATTCATAACAGTATCGGTGGACAGGGCTGGATAGCAAAACATACATGGGATCCGGGAGTAGTTAATAAACATTGGACTCAGAATTCAAAAAGTAAACATTGGACCCTTACATTTGAAAATGAAAGCTATGCTAGTTTCTTTTTAATAAAATTTCCACAATGATAACTGTAACTTTAATAGACAAACAACCCAACGAGGTTATGGAAATAGTGCGTGAGTTGCGTAGTAAAGGATATCTCCAAGGTATTGAATTTGACTTTGAATATCATAAACCCGTTTTTAATGACTGGAGTGGAGATAACGTGTACAATAGATACACTGTTTTCAAATTCTATAAAGAATCACTTGCAACCTGGTTTACACTAAAATATCAATAATGGCTATACAACATATTAACGGGATATTAAGAAAAGTTTCAGTAGGCCAAGAATTTAAAAGTGTAGAAGTTACTGGAAACAAAACATATTATAGAATTTATTATGGAAAAAGAAAAGATTATCCGAATGACCATATCAAATGGTGTCGCAGAAATTTAGGTGAGCGTGGAGTAGGATGGGACTTTACTTTTATATCTAACATGTTGACTATAGAGATATGGGATGATAAATTGAAATTCATGTATGAAATTTGGAAACAATAATGGAACTGACTCAAAAGAAATATCTATATCCTGGATCAAAAACAACATTTTATACTGTTAATTGGGTCCGTAGCATTGAACACACTAACAAAGATATACAGAAATGGTGTAGGAAAACATTCGGCAAACCCGGATACAATGACAAGTTAGAAATGGTTCGTTGGACTGATAATATCAGTGAATCAAATAGCATAACTTTTTTACAAGAATCAGACTTTATGATGTTTCTATTAAGGTGGCAGTAATATGGCAATGGATATAATGATAGATATTGAAAGTTTGAACACAACACCTGATTGTGTTATACTTACAATTGGTGCTGTACGTTTTGATCCTAAAGGTAGTGGGATAGTAGAGAAGTTAGAACTAAGACCTACTATTGAGGATCAAACTGAAATCTACAATCGTAGCATTAACGAGGATACGTTACGTTGGTGGAGTACTCAAAGCGAGGCTGCACAAGAAGAAGCTATGGGAGATTCTGGACGTGAATCATTGTCTGACTGCATGGAGAAACTATATAAGTTTTGTTGGAACCGTCGTGCTGTATGGTCGCACGGTGCACCCTTTGACGTTGTTGTCATGGAGTCAGCACTAAGACAAACTTCAACTAGACCTAATCCAATACCCTGGGCTTTCTATACAGTAAGAGATACACGAACATTATTTGACATTACTGGAGTAAGTCTTAAAGACGGTGGACACGTGACTACCCACAAAGCGGTAGAAGATGCTGAACGTCAGGCTATTGTCGTACAGAAAGCGTATATGAAATTAATTAAAGCAGGATTAGTGCCACCTAAATGAAGTTTCAATCAGATATTGATATTGACTTTGGTAACAGAGATAGTATATTAAAACATATCTCACATATACCTGCGGCAATGCGTAGAGCTAATCCTATTCGTAAACATGCAACTGGTATCTATGTGACAGAGATTCCATATGATGCACTATTTGACATGGCTAACATGGACTATAGTGAAGCAGAAAGTCGCGGGTATCTTAAGTTAGACTTTTTGAACGTGCATGTATATGATAAGGTTCGTGATGAACAGCATTTGATTGAATTGATGCGTGAACCTAATTGGGACAAATTAAATGATAAAGTATTTGTGGGACAACTGATTCACTTGAGTAACCATTATCATAGTATGCAAAAGATGCAAGATCCTATTAATAGCATACCTAGACTTGCTATGATGTTAGCAATAATTAGACCTGCTAAAAAGCATTTAATTGGATTACCTTGGAAAGAAGTTGCAGAAACAGTGTGGGAGAAGAATATAGATGGATACAGTTTTAAGAAAAGTCATGCAATTTCCTACTCATGGCTTGTTGCAGTGCATATGAATCTATTAGAAGAATTAGGACATCCTCTTGACGAGGGTAATTGATTTTCTTTTTGATTTTCTTTTGGCCAATTCTAATATGCTACATATCGGACCATGAACTACGGTGAGACTTTTGTTGTTGAATGTTCTTATATATGGCTTAAACATCATCCATTCTTCTTTTAAAAACATATTGATGGGTACTAAACGATTACTCTCCCACCACCATACATCACCTAATTCTAAAAATTTCTCCCTTAGTAACTGGTCTACTATTGCCCCGTAATCATAGATAGTTGTAACCACATCATCTCTATTTTGAACAATTCCAACATAATCTTGTCCTGCATAGGAACATATGGTTATAAAGGGGTGATTTTTAGTTAGTTTGTTAAAGAATTCGTTTTGAATCATTATTTTAGTGTTCTCGGATTTATTTATCAATTTTATTTGCCCAATGTATTTAAATTTATTAATAAATATAGTAAAGGACCAACATTGTGTATTCTACCTCAGTAAGCTATTATATCCCCCGACAAACGGTAGTACTCTATTCAGGATCCTCACCTAGGAGTTATCAAACCGTGTATGCTAAAAATTTAAAAATCCATAAAGGAATTGACAATACATTACAATTTCAATTCATAAATCAGGACCAAAAACCAGTAAACCTGACCGGTAAGTCTATCACTTGTATATTGATGAATTATGATGGTTCTGAAATAATATTACAGAAAACATTGTCATTAGTGTATCCTGTAACAGGAATAGCAAGTTTAGATGTTCTATCTTTAGAAACACTTGCATTAGATGCTTCTTTATGTCATTACTCATTGACTATACCGATTGGTGCATTTGATTACCCGGTATTCGTTGATGATAGTTCAGGTGGACGTGGAGTCATTGAGATAGTGAACAGTGTATTACCTAAATTTACACCATCTACACAATTAGAGTTGACGGTCCATGACACCCCAACAAACATTAATCCAGTAACTTACTACAGTACAACGTACACACCAAAACACAATTCACTATTGACTGTCCAAACAACATTAGATAATTACAATGGAACAATTAAGTTTCAAGGATCAGCAACAGGTGTGTCCCAAGAATGGTTCTATTTAGATACTGAAGAAACATATACTGGTTATACCAATATTGATTACTTCAATTTAGAAGGTCATTTTCCATACTTTAGAATTGAATTTGCAAGTACTGGTGGAACAGTAGACAAAGTTTTGGTTAGATAAGTATCCATCGTTCTTGTCATATGAATGACTTTGTGTTATACTAACACAGATGTTTGATATACTCTCAATAATACCCGGTCGTAAAAAACAAACAAGCGGCGGTTGGACAAGTTTCAACGCTATTTGTTGTTCCCATCGCGGGCATAGACCTGATGATAAATTTCGTGGTGGCATCAAATTTGATGGACAAACGAATTGGGTATACCATTGCTTCAATTGTAGTTATAGTTGCAGTTTTACATTGGGTAGAGTTATCAACGACAAAGCAAGAAAATTCTTACTATGGTGCGGTGTTGATATAGAACAGATTCAACTTTGGAGTCTTGAAAGTTTACGCAACAAAGACTTTTTAGATTTCAGTTATCGTAAAAAGGTTCGTGAAACACTTTCATTTAAGACTAGAGAATTACCCGATGGTGAATTGTTAGATGGCAATAATCCTAATCATAGTGTATTCTTACAATATCTACGAAATAGAAAGATTGATGAAAAACTATTACCCTTCATTGTAACACCCAATGATAAGGGTAGACATTCTAATCGTATTGTTATCCCATATACGTATAAGGGAAAGACTGTAGGACACACTAGTAGATTTTTAGATAACAGAATACCTAAGTATATCAACGACCAAGAAGCCGGGTATGTATTTGGATATGACTTTCAAAGACCAGAATGGCAAGCATGTATTCTAGTTGAGGGTATCTTTGATGCAATGAGCATACACGGTTGTGCTTTAACACACAATACAATATCAACTGAACAAGCACAGTTGTTGGCGCAACTAAACAAAAAAATCATTGTTGTACCTGATCGTGATGCTACCGGACTTGAGATATGTGACAAAGCATTAGAGTTTGGGTATAGTGTCAGCTTACCTGATTGGGATAGTTCAGTTAAAGATGTAAATGACGCAGTAGTAAAATACGGTAGACTACCTGCGTTACTAAGTATATTAGAAAATGCAACAATGAGTAAGATAAAAATAGAAATGCAGAGGCGTAAAATTGCAAAAGGATTATAATGTAGAGATTCAGCGGCTCTTTTTAGAGATGATGCTAACAAATGCAGAACTCTATACTAGGGTAATGAATATTATGAATGCACAGAACTTTGACAAGGGATTAAGACCTGTGGCAGAGTTTATGGTAGAATATAGTGAGAAATATAGTCTGTTACCTGATATTAAACAGATTTCAGCAACAACAGGAACTAACCTAAGTCTAGTCGAAGACTTTGGTGAGAAACATACTGAATGGTTCTTAGAAGAATTTGAATCATTTACTAAACGACAAGAATTAGAACGAGCAATTCTTAAAGCAGCCGATTTACTTGAGAAGGGTGAATTCGGACCAGTTGAGAAACTAATCAAGGACGCGGTACAGATTAGTTTGCAACGAGATATGGGTACAGATTACTTTGCTAATCCCAAAGAACGATTACATAGATATTTCAATGCAGGTGGACAGCAAAGCACAGGCTGGCCGCAACTTGATAGATTGTTATATGGTGGCTTCAGTCGAGGTGAATTGAATATCTTTGCAGGTGGTTCAGGATCAGGTAAGAGTTTGGTCATGATGAACATCGCATTGAATTGGTTACAAATGGGATTGAGTGGTGTTTATGTATCGTTAGAACTATCAGAAGAAATGACCTCATTGCGTACTGATGCGATGTTGACAATGATGAGTACCAGAGATATTCGTAGAGATATTGACGGCACTGAACTTAAAGTTAGAATAGCATCTAAGAAAGCAGGTGAATATCGTGTTAAAGGAATGCCTGCACAAAGTAATGTTAACGATATTCGTTCATACTTAAAAGAAGTACAAATCCAAACTGGAATCAAAGTTGACTTTGTTATGATTGACTATCTTGACTTGGTTATGCCAGTATCAGTTAAAGTCAATCCTAACGACCAGTTTATTAAAGACAAGTATGTCAGTGAAGAATTACGTAATTTGTCAAAAGAACTAGGTGTATTAATGGTCACTGCAAGTCAATTGAATCGTAGTGCGGTTGAAGAAATAGAATACGATCATAGTCATATTGCAGGTGGTATCAGTAAGATTAACACAGCAGATAACGTGTTTGGTATCTTTACGAGTCGCAGTATGAAAGAACGCGGAAAGTATGGAATTCAATGTATGAAAAGTCGTAATTCTACAGGAGTAGGTCAAAAAATTGACCTAGATTATAACATTGAAACTATGCGTATTACGGATGAAGACCCGGAAGGATATTCGGATCAGCAAGCAAAATATAGGCCAGCTCCGAGTCCCAACGATATTATGAATCAAGTAAAGCCCCAATCTACTGTAGTGGGGGAAAATATACATCTCCCGGAAGAGACAAAGCGTGTAGTAGCAGATGTGCGAGGGGCGACACTTAAATCTTTACTTAAGAATCTCCAAAATTGATAAATACTATTAGGATCTATACCAAAAATGCAAAGAAAAACTCGTAGTCTTTTAGAAGAATTAGAAGCAATTGGAAATAATCGTGATACGTCACATATTATTGAAAGCCGTGCCCATAATATCATCACTAGCGCAATTAATCTATTGGAAATGATTAACAAGCACTATGACAGTGAAAAGGCTCAGATACTAGAGAGAAAATTGCTTAGTGCTATTAAAGCACGTGATCAGGATAGATTCTCAAAAAGTTTGAGGAAAAAAGATGAGATTCTCTGAGTTTGATTTTTTAATTGAGGGGGGCGGATCCCGCCGACAAAGACAACGGGCTAAACGTCAGCAACAGCAGGCTCCACAACAGCAGGCTCCACAACAGCAGGCTCCACAACAGCAGACTCCACAACAGCAGGCTGCCCCTGCATCACCGGCGTATGCTCAACAACAACAGGCTGCACAAGCGCAACAACAAGCAATGCAATACAGTCTTCATGGAGGTTCTAAACCAGATGAAACTGACATTCAGCATATTAATTCTTGGGCTGATGCAATTCAATCTGGAGCGCATTCACCCGGTGATGTTCCTGATGTATACCTACAGTATGTTAATAAAGCTATCCAGGGCAGAAGCCTGTCAGCCCCTGCAAGACGAACAGGCCCTATTAATAATAGAGTGGATAAGAGAGCAGATCAAATTTTTATCAATAACTTTTCAACCAAATTACGTAACGCAAAAACAGATCCTCAGTTTGATTATAATAAGTTTACTCAGGACTATCTAACAAGAAATAACTATAATACCGGGGTATATAAACTTGCATTAGACCAAGCATTAGACCAAGCTGTTACTGGAAAGAATGACCAGGCTGATTTAGCACTTGGTCCAGTAATGTTAAAAATAGCGCAAGCAAACACAAACAAAGCTCAAGTAGAAATGCCGAGTATTAAGGGAATGATGGGTATACCTCATTAAATTAATATAGCCCGCTTTTATTGCGGGCTTTTTTACCTCTATAAATAGTGTATGTCATTAAAAATTAGATGCTACACCCTGTTTAATATCACAAAAACAGGCATTACAAACAGAAGAAATACTCCCGCACCTGTTGCGGAAAAGATAACATTGTGGGAACAACAAAGAAATACACAATGTAACCTTGATACTATTATTCAAATAATCTCCTTAAGAGGATTACCAGAAGAAATTACAACACCTGAAAAAGAAGAAGTTACACTAAGTGACACAGAAAGATTTGGATTTTTATTAGAATCAGAAGAACCTTGTACAATGTGGTCATTTAGCTTTACTATTGTTGGGGAAGATATGTTTAATGATGGTATAGCTAATTTAGGATATCTATTCTCTGATTGTGAAGGTGTACCCATGATTCAAGTTGGTAATGAATTTAATAAATTACCAACATTTTTAGATGTTACTCCTGAATTAAGAAATATATACTTTGAGGTGATTGATGGTCAGTAAAAACGACAAATTATTTTCTATTCTGACTAGGATGTTCAGTAAAGAAAAGCTATCAAAATTAGAACGTGAAATCATTTATCAGGATCCTGACGGAACATATAGACTGTACGGTGATTATTCTATCAAAAAAAATGATGACGGATATCTAATGACTAAAGATGCAACATACACTAGTCATACTTTTACTGAGTTAAAGAATGCAGTAACTTGGATCACGTTTGATAAATCTAATTATATTATGGATGCTGCCCGAGTTCTTTACTTAGACAGTATTCTTTCAGGAACACTGGAAAATCTAAAACTACATCAAAAATTAGCTAAGTCTGGGAAGAACCTAGAAGCTAGGACTATCATTTTGACTAAGTTGAACGAAGATATGCTCAAAAAGCAGAAACTTCTATCAGAATTAGAGAATTTTATAGACAAGGCCAATAATTGGCAACATAAACAATTTGCGCTAAACTCCGCAAAATAATTAAACCAATGATAAATATATTATCAGTACTCTAGGAAAAACTATGAAACTAACCGAATTTAACGCTAAACCAACAACAGTAGCTAAACAAGCTCTAAAAGAACACTTCAACACATCCTTTAATGTTGAGAAGCTAGGTCTATATGAGACTAAAAATATGCTTAAAAAAGTCAAAGGATTGATGAGTGAAGCAAAAAACAAGTCAATGAGTGGAGAACAAAATCCTGCTTACTTGAAACTTGTGTTCATGGAACAAGCACTAAATCATCATTACGGTGATTTAAGAACTATGCCAATGTACAATCCACGTATTGTTGTTGAGAATGAAGAAGTTGAGAAATCTCAAGTTGTTCTAGCCGCACAAGAAATGGTTGATTCAATGCAAAAGATGATTGAACAAGTTAGTGATATGCTAGTAAAAGAATTACCAGCAGTTGTTGACGGTGTTAACAGTGAGTTTGGAACAAGTGAAGGTGAACAATTTAGTAGCCAAGTAACAGAGGCATTGACTTCACTACAAGCCGCACTAACACAATCTAAGACAGGTCTTACAGGCGCATTAGGTGTTGTGACTGGTCAAGGCGGCGGCTTTGGTATGGATGCAGGAGGCATGGATAATGGTATGGGAGCCGATCCAATGGCAGGTGGCGAGATGGGACCTGATCTAGGTGGTGAAGAAATGGGTGCTGACGCAATGGCAGAACCTGAGATGCCAGCAGAAGAACCAGAAGAGCCTATGCCAGCAGTAGGCAGAACTAAGCGTTAATATGCGCTTATATGAATTCAGTGATAATGACCCATTGCGTATTAAGTTGACAGCAGTAGCTAATCAGCTTTCTACGCAAAATGAACCTATGACCACTGATGAATTCTTGACTGTCTTAAACAAGAATGGCATAACTGTAGACAAAGCAGATTTGTTTAATATGATTAAACAAGATCCACTGAAAAATATCATCAGAGATATCGAAAAAGATCAAGTTATCTTCAAGGGCCAAGAACGTGATACTGATGGTGCCGAACAAGGCCCGGATGAGAATGAAAAGATTCGCCAGCAAATGGCTAGTAAACAAATCAATTAACCGAATATAGTTGACAATTAATCTAAGATAGTGTATAATCTTAGTAAATGTACAATCCCAACAAATTCAAATACGAACCACTCAAACGCATTGACACACCAGAAGGTCGTAGATATGCAACTCCCGATGGTAATAAACTTCCCTCAGTCACTACAATCTTAGATGCTACCAAATCGGAAGAATCTAAAAAAGCATTGATGGAGTGGCGCAAACGAGTCGGTCCCCAAAAAGCACAAGAGATAACAACTGAAGCCGCAGGTCGTGGTACACGAATGCACAAGTGGCTTGAAGATTATATTAAGACAGGTGATATAGGCACACCGGGAAGCAATCCATATAGTATTCAAAGTCATCAAATGGCTCAGAGCATCATTGCTCAAGGACTTAGTAAGTGTAATGAATACTGGGGTACAGAAGTTCCAGTATATTTCCCGTCAGTTTATGCCGGTACAACTGACTTGTGTGGTGTACATGATAATGCAGAAGCTATCATGGATCACAAGCAGACAAACAAGCCCAAGAAACGTGAGTGGATTGATGACTATTTTGTACAGTTAGCAGCCTATGCTAACGCACACAATGAAGTGCATGGAACAAAGATACGTAAGGGTGTTATTTTTATGTGTTCAGCTGCCAATGAATACCAAGAATTCATCGTTGAGGGTACTGATTTTGACAAATATACTGATATGTGGTTCAAAAAGTGTGAACAATTCTATATGAAGTTCTTGTAAATCGTGATAAATAGTTTAATCAACTGAAGATTAAACTATGGCCATTGTACAAATAAGTAAAATAATTCACAGAGTAGGTGCAAATATAGATTTGCCCCAATTAGACACGGGGGAAATAGGATTTGCATCAGATACTCAACGAGTATATATAGGAAACGATCCTATATTAGTACCTGTTCCGGATGGTGGAACAACTACACAAACTGAAATATTAACTGAAGTCTCAACATTACAATTTGCTAAAGTAGAAGGTTCTAGTAATACTTATCTTAGCACAGCTAATATTGTTACTGGTCAACTATTAGTAGCAAACGGCAATGCATCAACCGGTACGTCTTGGACTAACTGGGACGGAACAAAATTAGGCCCTAATAAAAATATTAAACTAAGTTTAGGAGCCCCTGCAAATATTTCAATTTCAGGCGGAATGAGTGGTGGCTTATTATCTACTGATGGAACCGGTAATTTAAGTTGGACATCCTCTGTTGGAGGAGGAGCAAGTTTACCTCAAGACGCAGAAGGTTGGTTGTATAATACTGGGTCTGATTTGTCTTGGGGTAAACCTAGCAACATTATTAGTGGAAACAGTAATGTATCTATTACCGCTAACAGCAATGTAACAATAAGTGTGGGTGGAACTGCAAATATTGCAACCTTTTCAACAGCAAATATTACTCTTAGTGCTAATACAGATATTAAATTAAGCGGTACTGGCTCAGAAGTTTCGGGTGCCAATCTTATTAGTGGTAACTACTTAGTAGGTACATTAACAACAGCCGCACAACCTAATATCACAAGTGTTGGTACATTGGCTAATTTAACAGTTACAGGTAATGCAACTGTTGGTACACTGATAGTAACAGTAGCAACTGCACCAGCAAATAGCTTTGGTGCTGTCGGCGATAAAAAAGGTACTATAGCGTTTGACAATAATTACATGTATTACTGTAGACAAGACTATGTTGACAATTTAACAGACATTTGGTCTAGAGTTTCAATGAGTCAGACTCCTTTCTAATCACCCAAAAAAGATAAATATAATGTTCGCTCTTGAATGAGAGTTTACGCAGTAAGCCACTGCGTAGGCCTAGAACGCCCATAACTTAAAGGAAAAATAAAATGGCATCAAATCTAAACAAGAAGTATTTCGGTAATCGTAACATCGGCACGACAGGCACAACTGATGATAAAATTGGTGGCCAAGGTGTAGCCAGCGTAACGATCGGTGGAGTTTGGTCTGGTTTTACCCAAGCCACTTCAACAGTAACTTTCAGTGCCCCACAATTGCCAGGTGGCGTAACTGCTGCAGGTACAGTGACAATTACAACCGGCGCACCAGTATCAGTGACAATTACAGAAAAGGGCTCTGGATACACATCAGCTCCTACAGTAACTATTGCTGATAGCGATGTCGGCGCAGAAACATCTGGTACAGCAGTAGCAGTACTAACAACTGACACCGGTGCACCTGGTTCAAGTACCAATCAAGAAAACGCACTTACACCGTTTGCATACGTAACAGGTGGTACTCGTAAAGTTGCTGATATTATTCGTCAAGTTGGTGCACGCCGCTACAAGGTTAAAACAGCAGACGGTACTATGACTTGTTCATTAAAAACATCAGCCGCGTCAAATGCTGCCGGTGAAATGGACTTAACAGCTACTGATTCTTCTGGTAAAACTTATTATGTTAAGAAACTTACTGGACACAAAGCAACATTGGTACGTTATGGTTCTGCAGGACATGAATTTGCTACTGACACCGCAGTACAGTGGACACTAGCCGCACCAACATTGAACACAACAGTTCAAATTGCTAACGCTTAATATTTTTAAGCATCAACAAAAAAGCCGCACTATGCGGCTTTTTTTATTAGTTTCTTTAATTTGTCTTGTACTACATCAAAGTTGACTGTGTTAAACAGTCCCGGATGTAATGGTTTGGGATAATGTTCACTGTCAGTCCAAGCATATCCACAATGTTCTTCATTCAATACTGGAATAAACTCTTTGTCTACTTTGCAAAAGAATGTATGATATGTAAATGTATTGTTTATGAATTTTTGTATTGGTACGAGTTTAGCATTGTCAGGAAAGAAACCTACTTCTTCTAAGCATTCTCTTTCAACACCTTTCAATAGTGTTTCTTTGCCTTCAATTTTTCCACCGGGTATACCCCAATTACCTGGATTTTTATTATCGTTTCTAAGTAGATAAAGAAATCTTTTTGTATCACTTGCGTAAAAAAAGATCCCTGCTGAGGTATTGTCTTTCATACTATGATTTATCATAGCATTAGATGACGATAGAAAAATCCCCCGCCTCATACCAACCCTCAAATGCTTTCACCCAAACACCATCAGTGAATCTATATTGTACACTGCTAGTTAGATTCTTAACATATTCAGTTGTAGTTGAATTTTTACTATCAAAATCAACTTGCCATTGTTGTGCGCTACTGTTATATTGAATAATATCATTTGCATAAGCAACTACATTACCCCAAATAGATGGTGAAACATTGTCTACATCACCTATATTTTCAATTAGTAAATATCGTTGACCATTAGCCACTGCGGGTAACCCATGTGATGGACCTTTTGATTGAGGATTGATAATGCTATTAACCGGAGTCAACGTATTTTCGGGTAGTGTATCAGTATCAATATTATATAATAAAATTCTATCATCTGTTGGATTCAAGTTAATGGTGCCTACAATATCAGTAGTCATGTGTTGATTTTGTAACCAAATCTGTGAGATGCCCGGCTTGATTGCACCGTACACGCTTAACAATGATGACCAATGTAACTCAGTATCAGGAGCTTCTGGTATATCCAACATTTCATTATTAGGTCTTAGTGGTTGATTAGCAGGCAATAGTTGGAGTGTATCACCGATTAATAATATCTTATATCCATAAGGTGTAATCTTTTGTCTTGTACCTAATAATAAGTCACTATCTTGCATGTCAGTGAGAGCATTTCCTTGATAGATACTTGCAATAACTTTTTGAATGACACCTAATTTTTTAATCTTAGCAGGACCACTTATCCAGATTGGCATATGAAATTTCCAACTCATAATGTCAATCGGGTTACCTGAACCTTGAGGAATTGTTCTACTGCTAAATGTTAATCCATCTTGATATACAACTGACAATGAAGTCCAATCAATAAAATTATCTGTGCTTTGAATTTCTAACGCAGGATTGAATAGTACACCTAATTGTTCAATCAATTCTAATTTTTGATTATAATTTGTTGTCCAAAAATCTACGTTCACACTTAACTTATATGGTACAGGCATCATTCTTTCAACAGTAAAGGCTTGCCCCTGTGTAGTTTCATATGATCCTGAATCTTGATTAAATGTTCGTTGTCTCATCGACACTTTATCAACAAACGTAGGATCTTGCGTTCTACCCTGATCGTAATCCAGTGCTACAACATTATATGTTATTAATGGTGCACTAGGTAAACTACTAGGACTGTTGTTTGCAATTTGTGTTTGCGCCATTCTACTAGCGTCACCGTATTGAATTGGGACACGAACAAGAATATCATTTCCTGCAGGATCTGTTCCTTTAGTAACTTGCCAATCACTAAAGATTCTTGCAAATTGTATTAAGAATCTGCGGATTTGATTATCAAAGAAAAACTGTGCCATCTATTACCTTAATCTGGTTGTATTTTTAGTATCTGTGAAAGTGCTTGACGTTCCGGCATTTCAGTACCATCACTCAGTGTAGTTGTGTTTGTATTGTTAATGAACCCGGACAACTGAGATTGATTATTAGCATCACTAAATCCAACACCTGTTCTAACATTCTCACTAATCTTAACCCATAGATTACCATCCCAACGGAATAATAACTGTGGTAAATAATCTGTTCTTAAAAAATAATCACCAGCCTTTGGTAGTGATGGAAACGTAATACCTGCACCAGTAGTAACACCATTAGGGGCATTGCCGTTGCCAACCATATAACCATCTGTATAACCAAAACTTCTTGGTGAACTTCTTGCAACAAAATGGAATCTTGGATCACTATCAGCACGATAATCCATGATATCAGGAATGATAGTACCAGTAAAACCATCCATTAATGGATCTTGATCAGCATTACTATATGTATTATCAGTAGTACCATAAGGGCCGTCAATTGCTCCCAATGCCTTTACTGATAATATTAAATCACCTTTAACTTTACCAGAACCTGTGTCAGTTTTCTGTGGTTTAGTTCTAGCTACTTTTAAATTCAGTTTGACAAACTCTGCTAATTTAGTATCATCTGAATCAGCAGTCATATCCCAAATACTTTTTAATGCACCTGCACCAATCCTAACCACAAAATAATTTTGACCACGTGCTACAATTTCTTCAATAGTGCCTTCTGGTCTTACGGGTGACCCCTTCAAATTAACAATACTTGCAGTACTTACTGGTTCATCGTTTGAATTAGTCGCAACTACATATAAATTAGTATTATCATATCCTGATTTAGGTAATAATCTTCTAGCTTCAGCTAAAGCCGCATCATTGATTGCTATGTTTGTGTTGTATCTACTTAAAATATCTTTTAGATTGTCAGCAGTATCCAATGTCCAAAATGGCGAGTTAATTATATAAGTTTTTGTTACATCATCATATATTGTACACGGAGTACCTATAGGAACAGTAGATGCGGCAACATAATTTTTATCACCGTATGTAACTACATAACCCGGTACATATGTTTTGGTTCTGTCCCATACACCAAGGTAGTTGTCTTTGTTTAGTGGCTGCTCTAGTATACTTGAAAACTCTTGACTATCAACAAGTGGCTCACATTTAATTCTCCATAGATGTGCATACCATGTACTACTGAATCCTTCACTTGCAAAGTTTCCATCTGTTACTTGATAGTATCTACGTAAACTTGTAGGTATCAATTCGTTTAATGGATGGTAGTCAGTCAAATGAGGTAATTCTAATACATCACCTACCATCAATTTACGACCAATTAAATCAATCATTTCATTATAATGTATTGTAATGAATATAGTATCATTGTTTAAGAACAATCCAAATTGACTTAGGTCAAAGTCTAGGTTCTGTACATTATAATGACCTCTGATTCTATAGATATCGGGCGCATAATTGCGGTCACGATTCTCTAAGAATAACAAGTCTTGGATTTGAGTAGGATCTAATATACTACGCTGTGGCTGAGTTAAATCTGCACTAGGACCTTGATCCTTGATACCTATATATTTGTGAACGTACAAATCCGTTCCACCTACAGTGAATTGCTCTTTGATAATTCTATCAAAGAATCGATAATCGTTGGATTTTTTCTCGCGGTATAAGGATAATCTTGGCATAGTGTATTTATCGCAATCCTAAAGCAAAAGTATTACCTCACAAAAGACTTGACAATAAATGAATGTTCGTATATAATATTAAATATTCGACACTCAGGAGTAATTCATGACAATACGCAAACCCAAAGCAACATCAGATCACTTTATCAAGGCACTGAATCCAAAAGATGCTGATCAAAAGTATATGGGTGATGAACCATTCTTCCCATTGCAACCTGACACTGACAGACGTAAAATTACACTAACTGTAAGTTTCACATGGTACAATCGGTTCTATGGTAAAAAGGATGCTAAAGAATTGCTATGTCAATATTTAGATAGTCATGACCGTACCGCTGAAGCGAAATATCTACGCAAAGTACATGAATCTGAATTCTTGATGACATTGTGCTGGCTCGCACGTATGAATTTGCGCGGTCTTGAACTGAACGAACATGAATCACTTACACTAGAAAATGAAATTTCCCGACTGTTGAAACTGGTTCACAAGCCTGAGGTCGTTACAAAAGAACCTAGCAATCGTCCTAACATTCAGGAATTGATGCGTGAGAAAGCCGGTGAGGCAGCAGGTGAACTTGAAGGACTACTTGACGAGTACATCACTACAGGTAAGACTACACAAAAGACAGTTGATATTGTTGCTAAATTCAATGTCATGCCACAGCATATCCCTATCATTGTTGAGATTTGGAAACGTAAAGCAGAAGAATTTAATGAACTAGTTGAGGGTACAGATAAAGACCTGAACGAGGCTTATGCTTTTTTAGGTAAAGTACAAGTGCGTAATCTTGTCAAATTTGTAGATAACGTTCTAGGTGACTTGAACAGCTATATCTCAATTAAGAAAGCAAGCAAAGCACCTCGCAAACGCAAAGCAGTCCCTGTTGAGAAGATTGTTGCTAAACTCAAGTACTTGAAAGAATTCAAGGATCCAGTCAACAAACTTGAACTGATTAGTGTGCATCCTACTAAGTTACACGGTGCAAGCGAGGCATGGGTCTATGATACTGCAAAACGTAAAGTGCATCATTACATTGCTGACGATTACAGTAAGACTTTTACAGTTAAGGGTAATACGATCCTAGGCTTTGATAGCAATACAAGTGAAGTCAAAACATTGCGTAAGCCGGGTGAGCAGATTAAAGAAATAATGGGTAGCAAGCCGGCTGCACGTAAATACTTTAAAGAGATTAAAGCAGTAGCAACTGCGCCTAATGGTAGGTTCAATGAGAACATGCTAATACTGAAAGCGTTCTAATGGATAATAGTAAAATAAAAGACAGGATGACAGAACTAATGGCTCCGGTCGAACAGCAATTACTAATGTGTGATGACAAAGAAGACCAGCTTATGATGGCTTGTGCGATGTTACAACGAGTAAGTGAAGTCTTTGTTTACCATTTAGGTGAACAAGGAGCAAAACAAATGTTTAAGGATTTGATAAAATGAATGTAGATTTAAACAAATATAGTGATTTTGTGCAGGCTGTTACAAGCCAACCAAGTAGTGACTTGACAACTTTCATGGACACCCTTGACCGATTAGATGCAAACTATGAACTAGATGCCGATGCCGGTATAATGAAATATGGGCCTGACATCAACGTTCCGTTGTTACTGACCGCATGTCTAGGACTAGCCGCAGAGTCAGGCGAGTTTATTGAAATACCAAAGAAGATTTTCTTTCAAGGTAAAGCACTAAATGAGGATAACGTATTTCACATGAAACGAGAACTTGGTGATATCATGTGGTACTGGATCAATGCTTGCAGGGCACTTCGTCTAGATCCTAATGATGTGATTGCTGAGAACGTAGAGAAACTAAAAGCACGATATCCCGGTGGCGAGTTTAACGTGTTCAATAGTGAGAATCGTCAACACAACGATATCTAAGTAGATTATTTAGGTAATCTACCTTTTCTTTTTATCTCTTCCGGTGTGCGTTTACGAACTATAAATTCAATCGCACACTCACTTATACTATGATAGGTTTGATCTACTCTACCAATATCATATATAAATGTACCATTTATTAATTCAACCTTAAGAACCTCAACCTCACTATTGTATTGATATAAGAATTCAAATACGTTAGTGCTGACCGGGCTCCAGCTTTCTTCTTTATTAATTGTCCAACTTGTTTTATGATCGGGGTTATGGTTACTAGGCCACACGCCCTGTTCATACAAATCCTCATCAGGAATAGTTACAATAATATGTCCGCCCGGCTTACAAATTCTAAGCCAATTATCAAATGCTTGGAACGGGTCCCTCATGTGTTCCAAACAATGACTGCTATGTACAAAATCAAATGTATCATCAGCTACACCTTCCATAAGTTGAGCATCTCCGTCAGGCATATCCCACGCTTTTAAACCTGTCATTAGTGGAAATTGTTGAATGTATCTTCCAATTTGGTCGTTACCCGCCCCAATATCAATTCCATAACCTCTAAAATATGTACTAGCAAACCTAGCATCTTGTAAACGGCGAATTAATGCCTTGCTTGACTCATTCATTGTATTCCTTAAGTAAAATTATATTTATTTTACACTCACTTATCTAAAATAAAAGTTGAGTTTAGTTCATTGTACTATGGTTTCCAGATAAATATATTATCTGGAGAACACAATGGCAATTCTGCAATCAACTAGTTTAGACGCATTAAAAGAAGATTTATTTAGAAACTTACGCTTACGTATGGGCGAAGGCATTGTTGACGTTGAATTAGATCCTGAACATTATGAAGCCGCTTATAAGTATGCGGTTCAAGTATATCGTCAACGAGCACAAAATGCAACAGAAGAAGCATATACTTTATTGACATTACAAGAGCATCAGGAAATTTATACTCTTCCCAAAGAATTTATTAATGTAAGACAAGTATTCCGTCGTACTGTTGGAATGGAGACAGGCCCAGGATCAACTAGTTTTGATCCATTTAGTAGTGCTATTCTTAACACGTATTTACTGAACTATAGTTCGGCTGGTGGGTTAGCAACATATGATTTTTATGCAGGATATGTTGAATTAGTTGCACGTATGTTTGGTGGATATGTAATCTACACCTTCAACAATGTTACAAAAGAAATTCGCTTAGTGAGAAATATCAAAGGTAGCGGCGAACAGATACTAATTTGGGCTGATATTCAAAAGCCTGAATCAACATTACTTCAAGATCCGGGAAGTGGTGTTTGGATTGGTGACTGGACCTTTGCTCAATGTATGAGTATCTTGGGTGAAGCCCGTGAAAAGTTTGCAAGCATTGCTGGCCCGGGTGGCGGCACTACCCTTAACGGATCCGCATTAAAATCCGAAGCTAAAGAAATGCAAGCCACATTATTAGAAGATTTAAAGCGTTATGTGGATTATAGTCAGCCACTAACTTGGGTACAAGGTTAATAACATTATATGAGAGCAACTGAGTTTATTACGGAACTATTTCGCCCCGGTAATCAAAACTGGAAGTGGAATCGACAATCCCAGGAAGAGGCAGTTGCAAATTTTACTGTGGGCGAAAGAAAGTATGTATGGTCAGCCTACAGTCATCACCAAGATGATAAGCCAGAAACATGGGAAATACAATTTCGTTTAATTAGAGAGGCGTTAGATCCTGAAAAATTATCACTATATGGCACAACAGGTACAGGCAACTCAGCAGAAGTAATGTCAATTGTAGTAGATATAATGCGTGAATTCTTACAAGACTACGGTGATAATGTACAACAAATTATATTTGATGCAAAAGAAAACAGTCGCATAGGATTATACACAAGAATGGTAAACCGTTTAATACCCAATTGGAAATTAGAACAAGACTATAATCCAGAATTAGGGTTAAGATTTATATTATCTAATTCAAAACAAAATTAACCTAAATGCTAGCATATGTCATCTGTTAGTAATATAATTACTACTTCAGGAGAACGCATGATTATAGGTGTAACGGGATTAATCGGAAGCGGCAAAGATACTATAGCCGACTATCTAGTAACTAATCACAAATTTAAACGAATAAGTTTTGCATCCAGTCTTAAAGATGCTATAGCAAATGTTTTTGGCTGGGAACGAGAAATGTTAGAAGGTACAACTAAATCTAGCCGCAAATGGCGTGAACAAGTTGACTCTTGGTGGAGTCAACGATTAAACATCCCTGAACTAACACCACGCTGGGTTCTACAACAATGGGGTACTGAAGTTTGTCGTGCTAACTTCCATGACGATATATGGGTAGCAAGTGTAGAGAACAAACTACGACAAACAAAAGATGATATCGTCATTACTGATTGTAGATTCCGTAATGAAGTTGATGCTATCAAAAATGCAAATGGTATTACTTTAAGATCAAATCGAGGTCCTGAACCTGAATGGTACGATGCAGCCAAAGCATTTAATAGGGGACCTGACGGGAATAGTCTTTGGGCTTTGAGCAAAGCTAAGTTAGACAAAGCTAAGATTCATGCCAGTGAATACTCTAGTGTGGGATTAGAATACGACCATTATATTGACAATAACGGATCTATTGATGATTTACATGCTACACTTAGTCAACTTCTAAATCGCCCCGACGCCAGTTAACTTCTTTTCTTTTTACCACTTCAACACAGTTTAAACAGATTGTACGTAGGTTAGTAAACTCAGTGTGTTCTAGTTTACCATCTATATGAAACACAGTAGTCTGACTAGGATATGAACTCTTAAAGCCACATAAATCACATGTGGCTTTTTTCTTGTACCCTGACTTTTTCCAACTAGGTTCTCTTGGTTTAAGTTTATTTTTCTTACGACCACATTCATCACACATACTACGATAGTGTGTTATGCCATCACGTTTATAATTTACAGCAGTATTATTCTTACCGCATGTGTTGCATATTGGTCTCATACTATATTTATCATTGTAACCTTCGAAGGTACGCTAATTGGCATTTTTTTACCATTTACACTAAATATTAGTACGTTAGGGCGTTAACCCTCATAATCATAACATAAAGGAAAATAACATGGCACTAGTATCACCAGGCGTAGAAGTAAATATCATCGACCAAAGTCAATATTTACCAGCAGCCACAAATTCAGTTCCGTTGCTAATTGTTGCATCAGCACAAAATAAAGCAAACGCCGCAGGCACAGCAGTAGCTGTAGGAACAACAAAAGCAAATGCAGGTAAATTATATCAAGTAACAAGTCAACGTGACTTAACTACTTTGTTTGGTAATCCATTCTTCTATAAGACAACAAATGGTACACCGATTCATGGATATGAATTAAACGAATATGGTTTATTAGCAGCCTATTCATTATTGGGCACAACAAATCGTTGCTATATTTTAAGAGCAGATATCGATTTATCAGAATTTGTAGGATCAGTTTCTAGACCATCAGGTGAAGCGGTAGATGGTACATATTGGTTAGATACAACTAATAGTACATGGGGCATTTATGAATTTAATGCTACGTCTGGTAAGTTTGTTAATCAAATTCCATATGTTCTTACAAGTACCGATCAATTAACTGATGCACGACATCCATTAGATACCATTGGTAACGTGGGAGAATATGCAATTGTTGCAATGCATCACGCTGGTGAGCCTGCCGGGGATAGTACCTATTTCTATAAAATGATGGATAATACATGGATGGCATTAAATAGTGATTCATTGGCTTCAAGTAATCCATCAGTAAGTTCTACTATCTCTAATCCAACATTAACTACTGGATATAGTTTTGATGTAACATTAACCTCAGAGGCAAGCGGAATGGCATCAACAACCAATATTATTGTAGCCGCCGGTGATGATGTGAACGATATTGCAACTTATCTTAATAATTTAAACGACATTCGATTTAACGCTGACGTAATTGATAATAAATTGAATATCTATGTAGTTGATGGAGATATTGTCACATTAGCTAATCATTCCACTGACGGTTCCTTGCTTACTCAATTGGGAATTACTGCAGGTTCTTATTATGGTGTTACATGTCATTATGGTACCAGTGCTCAAATGCCATTATGGACTTCAAGTCAGGCAAAACCCCGTGCTACTGGATCTGTTTGGATTAAAACAAGCAGCGCCGGGAATGGATTATCACTATCACTCTCAAAATATAGCGTAGCAACTGCTAGTTGGACTTCACAATTTGTTTCAGCATATGGTAGCGAAATTAACGCAACCGCTGCATTAGATAGTACTGGTGGAAAGGCTATTCCCCAAAATACAATTTTTGCAAGATATGCTAGTCCTGGTGCTGGCGGTAGTCAAAGTACTGCACCAGTAAAATTATTTAATAGACTGGCTACGGGGCCTACAGTTACTACTACAACAATAGCTAACCCTACAATTACTACAGGCAATAGTTTTACTGTATATGTGAGTATTCCTGGTGAAAGATTGTCTAGTATAGATTTACCCGCAACCAAAATAATATTCGAGAATACAGGAACAACCGCGGCTTCATTTGTTACAGATTGGCAAAATGCTCAAATTCCCTATACAACTGCTACATTAACAACTGATGGAACTATTCAAATTACTCATACATTAGGTGGTGAAATTTTTATATCAGATATTGACCCTATAACACTCCAACGCTCAGATGTATTGTATGCTGATTTAGGATTTGATGGGGTAGGTATTAAATATGGACCGATACATACATTTACTGTATCTGTTACACCTGAAGCAGTAACAACATCCGGCACAGGTGGATCAATTTCCGTGTCTGTGGATAGTGTAGGAAAATATATAATAAACACTGTTAGTGGTGGTTCCGGTTACGCAGTGGGTAATGTTTTAAAAGTCAGTGGTGGTTATCTTAGTGGTTCTAACGGTGTTAATGATTTGAAATTAAATGTCACTAAAGTTAATGCAGGATCTTTGGAATCAGTTAGAATATCAACAACAACTCAATTTGCAGATAGAAAGTATTATACCCAAATTTCAAATTGGGAAGAAATTGAGTATACTGCAAATGAAGGTGCTCCTGTAGAATTACCTGCAAACGGTAGATATTGGTACTTTAGCACACCAAGTCAAGTTGATATCATGGTCAACCAAGGTGGAGTATGGAAGGGATATAGAAATGTAAACTATGATAGTTCTGGTCATCCAGCTAACTCAGGAACAAATAATACTGATTCTACGGGCCCTATTGTTAGTGCATCAGCACCAATAACGCAAAGTGATGGAACTGTATTGGTTTATGGTGATCTATGGCTTGATTCTGCTGATTTAGAAAACTATCCAATGTTATATCGTTGGGAAGCAGTTAGTAGTGTAGATCAATGGGTTTTGATTGATAAAAATGACCAAACTAGTAGTAATGGTATTTTGTTTGCTGATGCAAGATGGAGTCATTCGGGTGCTGTGAATCCAGTAGATGATCCTATTCCATCTATAACTACTTTATTAACTAGTAATCACTTAGATTTAGATGCACCAAATCCAGCTTTATCTCCACAGGGTATGTTATTATTCAATACACGCCGTTCAGGATACAATATTAAAGAATTCAAGACTAATTATTTTACAAACAAAAATTATCCTAATGCCGGTAACTATAATTCAGGCGCACCGACAAACAATGCTAATTTACCTCAAGTAAGTTATGCTTGGGTTAGTGCTAGCGGATTGAAGTCAGATGGTTCGGCTTACTTAGGTCGTCACGCACAGCGTCATATGATTGTGTCAGCGATGAAATCGGTAATTGATACAAATCAAACTATACGTGAAGAAGATAATTTCTTTAACTTGATAGCAGCTCCTGGTTATCCAGAACTACAACCTAATATGGTAACGTTAAACAATGACCGCAATAATACTGCTTACATTGTAGGTGATACTCCATTAAGATTACCAGATCAAGCTACTAATATTACAAATTGGGCGACTAATGAAGCATTAGCAACCGAGTCAGGTGAAGATGGTTGGGTTACCCGTGATACGTATTTAGGTGTGTTCTACCCAAGCGGTATTACATCAGATACAACAGGTACAGCCGCAGTTGTTCCTGCAAGTCATATGATGTTACGCACGTTACTAAGAAACGATACATTGGGTTATCCTTGGTTAGCTCCAGCAGGTACACGCCGTGGTACAATTGACAACGCTACAAATATTGGATACTTAGATGCTACTACTGGTGAATTCCAAGTAGTTAAGAATCGTATGAGTATTCGTGATGTGTTATATTTGAATCAAATTAATCCATTAGCATTCTTTACTGGTGTTGGTCTATTGAATTATGGTAATAAGAACTCATTTGATTCACAATCAGCATTGGATCGCATCAATGTATCACGTTTAGTTTGTTATATTCGTGAAAGACTGCAAGTTGCGGCTCGTCCATTCGTATTCGAACCAAACGATGCTCTTACACGTAATCAACTTACCGGTGTTGTTCAGTCATTGTTTATTGACTTAGTTGGAAAGCGCGGATTGTATGACTATCTAGTTGTATGTGATGCAAGTAATAATACTCCATCTAGAATTGATAGAAATGAATTGTGGATTGATATTGCAATTGAGCCAGTTAAGGCAGCAGAATTCATTTACATACCGGTTCGTGTTATGAACACCGGGGCTATTGGAGCTCAATAAATACACTCCCCTCAGGGGGAGTTATTTAAGATAAATAATATATAGGAGATAGTAATATGGCAACAGCCTCAAATTCATTGTTCAACATGACTGTCGGATCAGACAACACACCTAGTTCTCAGGGTTTGTTAATGCCTAAACTACAGTTTAGATTCAGAGCATTATTTTTAAACTTTGGTACAGGTGGTGCAACTCAAGAGTTAACCAAACAAGTTATGGATATACAACGTCCCAACGTTTCTTTTGAAGAAACAGTAATCGACATTTACAACAGTAAAGTATATCTAGCCGGCAAACATTCTTGGCAAGAAACGCAAATTAATTTGCGTGATGATGCTGCCGGTAATGTTTCAAAATTAGTTGGTCAGCAACTACAGAAACAATTTGACTTTGTTGAGCAAGCAAGTGCGGCTTCAGGTCAGGACTACAAGTTCCAGATTAACTATGAAATTCTAGACGGTGGTAATGGTACATTGGTTCCTAATGTACTAGAAACCTGGGAATTGTATGGATGTTTTATTAAATCAGCAAACTACAATAACATGGATTATAAATCAAATGATCCAGTATCTATTCAGTTATCTATCCGTTTTGATAATGCAATTCAATCTCCATTAAGTTCTGGCGTTGGTACTAATGTTGGTCGTGCATTTGGTGGAACATCGGTCACTGGTTTAGGCAGTTAACTTAGGTAAACAATGGCATTCAGTATTGATGGCCTTGTAAATGGCAATTTTGGCAAAGGCAAAGATGTCGTCAGCGGCGCCGTCAAAGATATTTTTGGAATAGATGTTGCTGCCGAAGCAGGGAATGCCGCAAAGGCATTCTTTGGTGGCGGCGAATACTTACGTGATGCTACTCATGCAAGTAAAACTTTTACTCCAAATAATTATGCTTATGCTCCCAAGTTTAAACATTTATTTCACGTATATTTTGATATAAACACTGCATTGACTGAAGTAGGTAATAATTGGCCGGAAGATGCTAATTTTAGTTTGAATGTAAAATCAATTCAACTACCTAAATTCAATTTTGAAACACATTCCTTAAATCAATACAATCGCAAACGTATTGTACAGACTAAAGTAAAATATGAGGCGGTATCAATAAAATTCCATGATGATAATAGTAATCTAGTTAATAAATTATGGCATGCTTATTATACATATTACTATAAAGATGCCGCACAAGTTGATATAAATTCTTCTAGGACAGCAGGGGGATCTACCTCAGGAATATGTAAACGCTATGAAGATAATAGAAATTTATATGATACTATTATTCCAAACAATGATGATTGGGGTTTTATCGGTGAGGGAAACCCATCGCTAACAACAACATCTGGTTTGCTAGGCAGTCCTAAAATTGCTTTTTTTAAATCTATAAACATCTTTGGATTTCATCAACATAATTTTATGATGTATAAATTGATAAATCCTATAATTTCATCATTTAACCACGATCAATATTCATATTCTGAAGCCGGCGTGATGGAAAATAATATGACAATTGAATATGAAACTGTCAAATATTTTCAAGGAGCACTCAATGGCCAAAACCCCGGCGCTATTGTGTCGGGATTTGGTAATCCGGGACATTATGATACTAGACTTAGCCCTAATGGTAAAGCAGGGAGTAATGCAAGCATCCTTGGGCAAGGTGGCGCGGTTGATGCTATTGATGGTATCATAGATGATATTTCTACTGGAAATTTTACTGGCGCAATACAAAAAGCAGGAACTGCATATAAAACATTTGATTTGAAAAATGGATTAGGTAAAACACTTAGCATTGCAAAAGGCGAGGCGGGCGGTATCATATCTAATAAAATAATGGCTCCTAGTAATAGGGGAGGATTTGATTTTCCTAGTGCCGCATCGTCAGGTATTAATAACGGAATTCAAAAAGGGGTTGATGTTGTTAAAGGAGCATTTACACGTGCCCCGGCTAAATCTCAACCTCAAGTTATTGGTCAAGGCCAGGATGCTAGGTACGACTAAATACTAACCAAAACAGTATAGCATAAATATATCTACGAGGTAGATATGGCACAAATAATAGACGGACCACAAACACAATTAGATAGAACTGTTAAAATTTTTGACAGCTACTATAATTTCACCGCTTCAGTTGGTGCCAATCAATATGAAATAGTTTTTTCATATTTTTTATCTGTTTGCAAAAGTAGAAATACTGCTAAAAATTTCACAGCAATGTTGTTTAGAATTGCTTCTACTATTGATGAAAACCCAATGACATTATTAGATTATCTACAGGGTACTGGAGATAAAATGAAGGCTACACGATTAATGGTTTATTATCTTAACAGTTTAAAAAGTAAAACTACATTATATGGTGTAAATGCAGAACCTACACCCAATGAATCAATTCAACGAAACATAGTAACGTAATGGCTAGTTTTGCACAGGGTATATATGAAGTACAGAATCCCGAGAAATATATAGGAAAACATAAACCTAGATATCGTAGTGGTTGGGAAATGACTTTTATGATGTTTTGTGATAACAATAAGAACGTACTTAAGTGGGCTAGCGAAGCAATCAGTATCCCATACCGCCACCCATTAACTGGTAAGATGTCAATGTACATACCCGACTTCTTTGTAGTGTATGCAAACAGACATGGAAAACAGATAGCAGAAGTTGTAGAAATCAAACCTAAAAAACAAAGTCTTATTGAAAGCAAAGTAGCTAGTGCTAGAGATAGGGCTATTGTCGCAGTCAATCATGCTAAATGGGTAGCAGCCAATGCTTATTGTAGACAGAATGGATTTGCTTTTCGGGTGGTTACAGAGGATGACCTTTTTCATCAGGGCCGTCGTAAGTAATAAATATACTGTTATTTAGGATAGCACATGACAAAAAAGTTAGAAGAATTATTTGAACTACCAATTGATGATGAGGTAAACAATCAAGTGTTTGAAAACACACAGGTTAGTTTTGTCACACAAGAAACATACGATACATTACAGAAAATTGAGATTGCTTTGCCCCAAGTTCGTGGGTTAGAAGCAAGCGATAATGAAATGGACGAACTTGCATCATTGGCTACTAGTAGCTATAAAGACTTGATGGATTTAGGTATGCAAGTAGATAGTCGCTTTTCAGCCGAAATATTCAATAGTGCAAGCGGTATGTTAGGACATGCTATCACTGCTAAGACTGCAAAGATTAATAAGAAGTTAAAAATGCTTGATTTACAGTTAAAGAAAGCACAGTTAGATCAAAAAATTGCAAGTAAAACTGAAGAAATTGAGAATACCCCGTTAGGTGAGGGTAGTCTAGTTGACCGTAATGAGTTGCTAAAAACCATATTGGCAAACAAAAAAACGGATAATTGATAAATAATAGAATAGGAATAACATAATGAAAACCCTTCGTCATTACTTAATGGAAAGTGTTCGCACATACAACTACACGATTAAAATCTTGGGTGATGTAGAGAACAAAAACTTATTGAATATGTTTATACATAATCTAAGTAAATTTGATCCTGTAAAAATCAGTGATCCCAAAACAACTGTAATTCAAAAAAATCCTTATGGATTCCCACTTGAAGAAACGAATCAAAGTGTAATAATTATTCAAGCTGAATTCAAATATCCAGCAACAGAACCGATGATTGTACAAATTGCACAACAATCAGGTCTAAGAAATATGATTCGTGCAGTAACAAAAGATTACAATGACAGTATCAATGCTGAAAATGACAAATATGCTAATCAAGTGCAAGATGAAGAAAAGAAAGCATTATTAGATACACCTGAATTAGAAGATAACGGCAAACAAGCTAGCAAAGACTATGCTAACCAATATCTAGATAAAGTAATTCCAAAAGAATCAAGCATTGATATCCCTTATAATGCTAAGAAAACCCCAACAATCAAGAACACAAGCAAAGATGGTATTCAAACAAAGAGTCCTTTTAGTAGTGTTAAGATGCCAGAAAGACCAGCAATCGGAGCACATAAATGATCGACTTTACTTCTACCCAACTCAGTTGGATACTCATCGGGGCTTGCAGTATAGGCGGTACCGGTTACATGTCTGTGGATACTAAAATTAAAGATTTAGATACCAGTGTACAAATATCAAGTGCAAAAATGGATGACATGAAAACAAATATGTCTGAGTTACAAAAACAGTTAACTCGCATGGAAGACAAACTAGATAGAAAACAAGGATCAAAATAATGGATTTTAAATCATTACTACAAACAATGGATACCATTAAAGAAAGTGTTCAGCAACCAGCAGTACAAATTTTCAATGACTATGATGAGGTTGTTGCTGAGTTTGACCAAATGCCACCAAGATTAAAGAGTGCATTGCAAGGAAGTGACTTTGGTGCAGTACAATGGCTTGCAGATTTAGCAAGAAAAGATCCCGATCTTGATATGTCTACTATTGAGAAAATGGTATTTTCAAATGGGCACGTAATCGAAGTACAAGAATACCTAGATGACTTATATGAATCAGTTCACAAAGCAGGTCCAGGTGGTTATGGCAATCGTCATGGTTCAGAAACACAAACTGATCAATACGGTAAACCGATTGGTAAAGTAAGTTTAGCTAAGATGGGTCCTAAAGATGATACACCTAAGAAACGTGGAGCACCTGTAAAGGCTGACAAGCCATTGACAGGCAAGGATGATCCAAAAAATAAAAAAGTAGGTGACTTGTTTGGTCGCACTACGGGTGATGTACCAACAGGTAAAAAAGGTACAAAAGTTTCTAAGATGGATGATGCCGATAAGGAAGAAAAGAAAAAAGAAAAAGCTGAAAAGAAAAGTTTAAAAGATTGGATTGAAGTATCTGAGCACAATCAATTGAATGAAGAAGATGTTTCAGTCAAACCAATTCAAGCAAGTCAAATCATCGGTGCAGATGGTAAGTCAATGGGAACTGCTGATCCTGCAACTGCTAATGCTATTAAAGCGGCAGCTGAAAAAGGAACATTAAATTTATCAGGTGATGACAGTAGTAGTTCTAGTAGTTCTAGTACTCAACCAATGACTGAAAAATCTGACAAGCCAGTTAAAACTGACGCTTCAGCAGAAGGCAAGTATAAAGGCAAAAGTAAAAGCGAATTACTAAAAGCATTTAAGCATTTAAAGAAAATTGGACCTCATGAAAAGGGTAGCAAACAAAATGAAAACATGAAAGAATTAGCAGATGCTATTCGTGCTAAAGGTGATTCAGGTAAAGTACAAGAAACTGGTGAAGGCCCGCATGACTGGATGCAAAGTATGAAAAAAACTGCATCTAATATGCAAGCTAAACATCCGCTTCCACAAAAAACTAAACAAGCAAAAAAACCTAAATCTGCACAACATCAACCACAACCTAGAAAGTCTGATAAAGAACATAAGGCTGGTATAGACAAACAAATGGCTAAGTATTATTCAGACAATAATGATACTCACAGACATATCGGTGATAGCTATAATCCAACTAAGAGAATGATGGAAAGTGAAGAAGGCGCATCAAGACAACCAGCAGTACAAATCATCAATGACTTTGATGAAGTAGTTTCAACATTTGACTATATGCCAAAAGGATTAAGACGCCATTTACATAGTAGTGAATTTGATGCTGTTCAATGGCTTGCGGATGTAACAAAAAGCGACCCTGAATTTGATATTACCACTATTGAAAAAATAGTTATTGCACCAAATGTATATGGTCCAGAAGAATACACAATTGATGTCCAGCAATATTTAGATGACTTAGACTTAACTGAAGCTGATGATGACTTTGAACAAGAAGATGAAGCGTATATTGCCTGCATAGTGCAACATAACCGTTCAGGCCAAGCAGTTGTACAAAGAACAAAACCTATAAGTCGTGACCGAGCAGAAGAAGTAATTAAACATGCTCTTTCTAAAAATACATTTGTACACCCGCCATTCATGACCATTTACCCAGCAAGTGCTGGTAAGTTAGACGGCTCAACTATCATGGCTCAATTTCCTGATATGAGTCAAGAAGCAGGTCCTGCTAATACTGGTATGATGGAAGGTGCAAAATCAGAAAAGTTTGATCCATTAAAGCACGTTAAGAATCCTACTCCAGGTGAGAAGGCAGCGGCTAAAGATGTGAAGCGCGGAAGCTATGCTGATCGTTCGGCAATGTTGAAGTCAGCAGAAAATGACGGACGTTTAAAAGGTGTTGACGAAGCAAAAGATTTACCAGGCGATCAAGACGACCTAGATGTTGCGCCACCAAAAGGTAAATTAACTAGTGCTGACTTCAAAGCATTAGGTGACAAGAAGAAAAAAGTTAAAGAAGGTCGTACTATGCAAATATTAGAAGGCATCAACTTTAAAGAATTAATGGCTTCAGCCGATTCAGAAGTACAAGAAATGTTGATTGAATTGCAAGATGACGTAGAGATGT